TAGTATCCTCTGTAGCGTGAGCGTTCGCGCGTTGCGCGTTCGTTACTTAAAAGAATGTCAGAGCCTTGAATGCGGCCCGTTACGTTTACATTCTGACCGCCGCCAGACATCATGCCCTGCAGCTTATCCAAAGGAATGACAGCCTCTGGCCCGCGACCTTCACCAATGAGGGCAAGTGTGGGGCCCGTGACGATGCCACCCTCTGCCATTGCGGGGATGTTGCTCTCTGAGGCTGCCTGTAGTTTAGCCTGCACTCCAGCGCCCAAAGCGATAAGGGCAGCACCTGCTGCAATGGCTACGGCAGGGTTCAAGGAGATGGTGGCGAGCTTCAAAGCCATAAGGCCTGCGCCGTACTCTAGAAGGATGCGTCCAAGTGTAGAGAGTAGATTGGCGAAGGAGCCCATAACGAAGGAGCCGAGGTCTGCCGCAGATGCTTGACCTGCTGCCATTGCTCCCATCATTTCAGCCATTCCTGCGACCGTGTCTACGGCCATTCTGTTAATAGCGTCAGAGATGGCGTTGGTCATCTCAATAGCTGCGAGGCGCATCTTAGCAAAGCCCTTTGGTAAGTCTTGGAAGACGGGGGCATCTTCAAGGTCTAGGTCTGTGATTTCTTCCAGACCCATAGCGACAGCGTCTAGGGGTTCGATGGTGGCGCGCAGCTCGTCCGTTGCCTCTTGCCACATCGCAGCGTTGAACTGAGCCTCTAGAGATGCCAGACGCTCTACCTCATCATTGAGGGAGCGCATCTCTTTGGTTGTTCTCTTTATGTCCTTATCCTTATCCTTGTCCTTATCCTTGTCTTTATCGTCGGTCTCTATGTCATCTATTTCCTCCATGACATCTGCCAACTTGCCGAGCTCTTGAGTTGTGCCCTTCGCTTCCGTAGCCGTGAAGCCTAAGTCTCTCTTAATTTCATTGACTACCTGCCCGACTCCTTTTAATGCAGGGACGGTCTCGTACTCAAACTCTTTGAAGGCGGTTAGTTTTACCTTGTCAAAGCCAAGAGCATCAGCGACGGCATTGAAGGTCTCTATAAGTGGGTTCAAGACCTTGATGCCCATATTAGCCATGTACTTCAAGGCGTTGACCGAAACAACCTTGACCGTGTCGAAGTTGTATGCCAAGTAGACCAACAAGGCCGCGAGGGCTGTGATGGCTATTACTACGAGGGTGATGGGTGAAGTAGCGATTGCTGTCACAGCACCCCATGCAGATGTAGCGGCTGTAGAGAGCCACGTCGCGGTTCTTAATGCTACAAGTGCAGACTGGAAGGAGCCTATCAACCAAATAATCGGGCCAACAACGGCAGCGAGTCCAGCAATGACTGTGATGGTCGTCTGCACAGGCCCTGGCAACTCTGTAAAGAAATTAAAGAGCGAGCCTAGAACATCAAGCAGAGGGCGAAGTGCCTTGGCAACTATTTCACCGAATTGAATCTTCAAACCTTCCCAAGCAGACTCGAACTCCTTTAGTGATCCGTAAGCGGTGTCGCTCATGGTGTCAGCCATTCCCTGCGCTACGGCATCGGCAGCTTGCAGGCTTGCCGTCATCGGGTCTATTTGGTCGGCAGATTTTGCCAAAACCAAAAGGGCGGACTGAGCAGAACGACCTACCTCGTCCATTGCGCCGCCCATTGTAATACCTTTAGCAGCCAACTGCTTAATCTTCTCAGCGACAGGTTCAGAGCCTGTGCCGAGTTCTGAGATAATACGGCGCAAATTAGTACCTGCCTGTGAGCCAGAGATGCCAGCATTAGCCAACAGACCGACCATCGCTGTGGTCTCTTCTATTGACATACCCGCAGAATTCGCAATAGGCGCAACGTACTTCATCGACTCGGCGAACTTCTCCATGTCCAAGGATGAGCTGCTGAATGAGGCCGCCATGACATCGGTAAGGTGTCCCGTTTGAGAGACATCCATCCCGAAGCCTCGTAGAGTGCTACCAACGACCTCAGCAGCGCGACCGAGTTCCGTGTCGGTTGCTTGAGCAAGTGCAAGCGTTGAGCCTGTCACTCCTTCAATCTGCGCGCTAGTGAAACCTAGTTTCGCATATTCTGTCTGGAGGTTCGCTACTTGAGCGGCAGAGAAGATGGTGCTCTTACCTAAGTCTAGAGCGTTTTGCCTTAGGGATTCAAACTCTGCACCTGTCGCACCTGATACGGCTTTTACCTTCGCCATCTCAAGCTCGAAGTCCTTAAAGGCGCTAGTTGATACGGCACCGAAGGCAACGATGGGAGCGGTCAGCTTCATCGACAGACTGCCGCCTAGCTTCTGCATAGAGCGGGCAGACTTCTGCATCGCACGCTCTGCCTTGTTGAGTCCTCCAATCAGAGGCGCTACGTTCGCAAAGAACCGAAGGTTAATGGAGGAGAGATTCATTTGCTGCCGAACTTTTTGTTAATCGCTTCCAGCACTTCGCCGCGAGACCAGACGTGCTTAGTAGTTGTTTTTTTAGTTTCCCACGGGAACGTGATTAAGTCCTTCGGCTTGATGCGCTTCTTGGTGTGAGGCGCAATGGTCACCGACGCAATCCATCGGGCGCGTTCCCAATCGCCCTTGTATTGCATTTCGAGCTTCTTAGAGTAGCCGTCCGACATGTTGTAAAACTCACGCGGAAGCATCTCGTAAAACTCAGACGGCTTCAATCCTATCTGACCAAAAGCATAAGATTCAAGGGAGTCCCATGTGGGTTCCTCTACTACTTCGCCGCCTTTGCTTTGGCCCGTGGCTTTTTTTCATCATTCGAGAAGTGCCTGTTGAACGTGTCAAAGGCCTGCTCAAGAATGCTGCTATCCTCATCAAGGAGGTCAGCGATGTCATCTACGGTAATACTGAAGGGCATCTTCTCCTTCCGTGCTCCGTCCTTAAACCCGCACCAAACCAACTTAATGGCGTGGTCTAGTGTTATGTTCTCTTGCAGAGTCTGCAACTGTGAGAGAGTTGTGCCTGTTACTGCCGTGAACTCACGCAGGGCATTGAAACCGAAGCGTACAGGGTAGCGCTTGCCGTTTACTTCAATAAATTCTACCATAGATTAAAAAATAAAAAGGGGCGGCGTAATTACCGCCCCCTGTTGATTTACGCAACTGTGCCTTCAGTCAAAGCGCCCGTACCTTCGAAAGAGAAGGAGTAGGTCACATTGTCTTCCATGCCAGCCTCTTGATCCAAAGAGGTCAAGAAGCCCTGACCGCTGTAGTATTTCTCGTCTGTGTCGGTAGAACCGAACTTAACGTATACTTTGGTGCGACCCGTGAGGTAGCCATAGAGGTCAGAGTAGCCATCGCCAGAGGCGAGGTTGTAAGTCACCAATCCGTCGCCAGACAAAGACCAAGACTTCTGCCCTTCCAAAAGCTCACGCCATCCAGCAGAGTCTTTGTTAGAGGTGTCACGGGTCTCCATAGCAACTGACAGAGAGGCGCTGGTGCAACGGCCTACCGTTGAGTAGGTGACGTTGTCTGTGCTAAATTGAATCACTACGTCAGTAGCGTTCATGATGCTAGTACTTGCAGCCATTTGTTATTCTTCTTTAGAGATTGTTTCCTTTTTAACGTAGAGCATTCCATTCTGCTCCAATTGTTCAGCGATGTGATTAGGCACTCTAACGCGTGACCCTGCCAAAATTACGCGGTTATTTAGAATCTCCCAATCTACGCCAAGCTTCACTTCTTTCATCTTATCTTATTTAATTACTCGAAATGTCAAGTCGACCTGTGACCCAAACGAGCGTTCATCGTCAGAGTACAAATCGCGTTCGCCGTCGTACTTACAGGATTGAACCTGTACGCCTAGAATGGTTTCGTCCATTCTGACGAACGCGCTTCGCACATAAGCAACACCATTTTGAACATCCGCGTAGCGAGTGGACACCATAGTGATCCTAACGAGTACCTCGTCGATATGTGAGTCGCTGTCTTTAGACATCGATGTTGTAACATTCACTACCTCGTAAATAGCGAAAGGCGTGGCCTGTCCTTGTGCTCCCACCATTGGGTACACACGACCGCCGAACAACGAGCTGAGGCTTGCGTCGTTGTCAAACTTGTATTTTATGACCTTCCCTATCATTGTCTGTTTGGTATAACCTTAGCAGCGTGCTGCTTTAATAATGCCAAGAACATAGCGAGCACCTTGGGTGACGCTGCTTTGTTTGCTCTGTCAGCGAAGCCCTTGTTCTTTCCCTTGTAGCTTCCGTCTTGCAGGTAGCCGTAGTTCAGAAAGTGAGCGAACCAGCCGCCCTTCTCTGGGTCTGACCATGTGCCTTTAACACGGGGGCCAACCCAAAAGCCAGAGAATAGCTTGTTGTTCCTGCTCTTAGACCTGCCGATTCCGATAGATTTCTTGAGCGTTCCGATGGGAATTTCAGCGTAGATGCCTCCGTTTCTATAGACGGTGAAAGTCTGGTCTGCATCTTTAATCTCGCTCTTCATTTCATCAACCGCTATCTTCAGAGCCTTGCGTTGCATCTGTGCAATGAAACGCGTGCCCATGCCTTTCTCTATCTGCTCAAGCTCGCGCACCACTTGCTGAATGTCGCGCTGTAAGTGCTTGGTCTCAATGCCTATGCCTGCCTTACCCTCAGCCATTAGTCCTTGAGTTTAGTGGTGATACGCATGAAAGACTTGCGAGCGTCTTCCTTAATAATGCTCTGGATCAAGTAGGTGTTTCCGCCGTAGGTGATGCGCATGCGCTCATCTAGACCGCTCTTGTAGCGAATGATGAAGTCCACCAATCGAGTGGCTACGAGTTGGTCACCGCTCTCGCCTTCCGTTCCTCTGCGCTCTTCAATCTTTGCCCACACCGTTGCGAGCGTTGAGTAGTCCACGTTGTCTTGACCGAAGTAATCGTCCTCAATGCCACCAATGCCTTGAATGTCAGAAACGACGCAGCTGGTCGTCTCGACTTCACCGAAGTCATTCGTAACGCGTGAGGCAAAAGTGTCTACAACCTCTGAGGCGTTAATTTCTGCCGCTGAGTAGGTTTGTATTACTATGCGTTGGTCAAGGTCTCCTGGGTTCATCTTAGAAAGTAAAGACGCGGAAAGGATTCCAGAGGTATTCAGAAGCAGTTGGCAAGCGCTTAACGCTGTCCATTCTGTTCTCGTACATTTCAGAGATAACTAGCAACATCCCCTGCCGAAGAGGTGCTGGTATGTCCGAAGCCGAAGAGTATCCTACCACATAACGAACGACCACGGCGTTGACCGTGTCTTTAGTTGCATTCCATCCGTTCTCTGAAACGATGCGGGAAGGTTGGCTGATTAAGTCCGTGCGGTAGTTTTCCGAAGAGATTGTCTGCTCATCTCCAAGTGAATCGACATACTTGACAGAAGTGATAGACTGAACAGGGCCGCGAGATAGGTAGACGGTGTCCATCCATTGCGGCGTATAGTTCGGGAAAGTGTCATAGAACTCCTCGATAGTGGTCGTGAGCATAATCTGGCGAGTGTATTGCTCGCACATCTCACGCGCCGCCGAAATCATAATCGCTAGAGTCGTGTCGTCATCGCTGTGGTCAACGCGGAGAAACTCCTTGACCTCAGTTAGAGACAACGGCTCAGATGCTGCTGGAGTGATGACAGAAATGCTCATCGGGTTTCTTTCTTGGCTTTAGAGCTTGAGGTTTTCTTTGTCGCAGAAGCAGGCTCGGCGATAGGCTCGGCGAATCCTGCTGCGATCCATTGGGCTGCCTCGTCAGAGGGAAGCTCCGCCTCACTACCTGCGTAGTGGGCGAAGCCGTCCCCGACGATGGTCTCTTTGAAGAGTACCTTCATAGTTTTAACCTATTAGGCTTGTACCAAGTGCTTGATAGCGTTGGCTTGGAGGATGTTAGAGTCTACACGCTTGTAGGCGATGTAGCCAACAACCAAGGCATCAGCAAAGCGCTCGTCCAAGCGCAAGAACTGAAGGCCACCAGCAACACGAACTACGAACTTGCTGAAGTCACCGAACAAGATGGTCTTCTTGCCCGTAGCGATAGCGTCCATGTCGTTGTTGATGTGGATGGGTTTGCCGTAGAGCATGTCCTTCTCGCCTGGGTTCATTGCAGGAACGAAGATGGGGAAGTCGTTGGCAGAGCCCAAGCCCAACTTGCGCACAGCAGCCAAGGTGCTGTCTTTCATCATGAAGCCAGCGTTTGCAGCGTTGCGGTAAGAGGGGTCAACTGAGTACATCAAGTCAAGGATTTCAGCAGCAGTCACAGCCGTAGCAGAAGCGGCAGTCTTACCAGCAGCAGAGCCAGCGACTACGCCCTTAGGCTTAGAAGAGCCGTCACCCGTGGTGAAGTCAGCGTTCGTGCCGCGAGCGATACGACCGCCCAAAGCGTCAACCAAGAAAGCGTCAAGATTGAAGGCACCGTCTTGCAACAATTGGCGAGATACCTTAACGATACCAGAGCTGTAGTTGTAGGCGTTCAAGTTGACAGCAGCGAAGGTCATGTCGCTAACAGAAGGAGCAGTAGCCTCGGACAAGATAGCACCAGAAACAGAGGTGTCGTCTACCGTTGGGTATGGCAACAAAGCGCCGCTGTTGGTGTTGATTACTTGAGATACTTGCTCAACGATGCCCGTGAACTTAGAAGCGACATCCAAGATGTTGCTGAAGTCTTCGGGTACCAAGTAGCCACCCAAAGAATCGGTGCCTACGATTTGCGTGCTCGTACCACGAGTCTCAAGAGCGTGACGCTCTTCAGCATTCAAGGCACCCAAGCCAGAACGCAAGTACTTAGCGAAAGCAGCACGGCCTTCTACCTTTTGAGGGGCAGCAGCGCGCTCTTCTTGCTTTGCAGCGATTTCCTTCTTGGCAGCTTCTACCTTCTCGATGCGCTCAATGTTGTTGCGCAATTCGATGGCTTCTGCGTCGATTTTGTCAAAACTTACTGACTCTTCAGAGTTCAGCGTGCGGCCTTCTGCCTGAGCAGAGGCTACGATAGCGTCCATTTGCTCGATAAGAGCGGCGCGCTGTTCGCGGAGTTGTTTAGAGTTCATTTCTCTTTTTTTGATTTATTTCTGTTTTTCTAAACGCAAGCGATATGCTTCGAGAAGCACCTCGTTGCAGGGTGCAGGATCGGCTGCGGCCTCCTCCTGTGGGGCAGCCTCTTCGCGAACTTCTGCGGGTGCTTGGTTCTTGAGTTGGCTCGTTGTGGCAGGGTAAGCGGGATAGGTCACAGGGCTGACATCAAAGAGCCGAGCGACGCTATGTATGTATCGATAGGTGACACCGTTGCGGCTCACCCATTCGTCTTTTTTAATCGAGAAACCGAAGCTCGACTGCGTGACATCGCCACGGCGAAGCAATTCGAGCAAGTCGTTTCCGTAAGTTGTGTGGGGTGCATCGAACTCGTAGTACAAGCCGCGTGCATC